TTAACTATAATTAACGAATAATATGGGCAGAAGCCCATAGAGTTCTTAAAGGAAGATGTGCTTAACGTAAAATAACCAAAAATGTTGAAGAATGTTCAATTTTTTATTTAACTGTTTCACACACCTATCAAAACATCCCCAAAATAAGCCCCATAAAGAGCCGTAGAAGGGCTAAAACCTTGAAGATGATAAGTTGTAAGGAATTCCTCAGATAAAGCCTTAGAGAGCGTTTTTAAGGCATTTTAGAAGGTAATATCATAAAGGCATATAAAAAGGTCAAAGAATTTAATCCTTGACCCTAATAGTTTATATTGATTTATGGTTTTCCTTATCTTGGCATATTCTTCTTATATTGCTTGAACTCAGCCTTTGCTTGGTCATCCATATTTTCAGGTTCATCCCAATCAGCATTATAGTTTTGGATGTTATAGATATATCTCTCCATATCTTTGTTTATCCTCTTGAGTTCGGCAAGTGCATCCTTGAAACCTTCTCCTGGGTATCTTCCTTCAGCCTTCTTCCAAACTCCCCCTGCCTTAGTAAGTGCCTGATATTTGTCCACACCATAGTCAGAAGAGATGATTACATAGCCATTTTTCTGCAATTGAATTGGAGCCTTGATTGCATAGAAGTTACCTTCCTTATCAAGACATGTGGTTGAATCACCATAATCCTTTATAATGGCATCCCTCTTTTCGTTAATCTTGTTGATGTAATCCTGAAGTTTGCCAAAAATTCCATATCTATCTTGTACCTGACTTGCAGGGAGTGAAGGCATTTCATCAAGATTCTCCTTTATCAGTTTCCTTGTTGCCTCCATTACCATATTGGATAAATCAGACTCCGTAATCCTTATAAGTTGCTTCTTAGCCATTGTTTTCTAACCAATTTTTAATATAGTTTATTTCTTCAGGAGTTAAAGTCCTTTCTTCTGGTAATTCTTCTTCTGTACCATCTTCTCTATCAATAAATGCAGACTTAACTTTGAAGCCATGATTAGTATATTCATTTGGTACAAATTCTACCCATACTCCATTACTATTGACATCCTGTGTTATTTCTTGTGTGTCTTTATTGTAGAAATAAGTGGCAGGAGGATTTAGCATATGGTCATATTCATTTGGGAAATATGCTTCTTTCAGTTTGTTTACTGCCTCAATAATCATATTTGTAAGGTCAGATTCTGTAATCCTTATAAGTTGTTTCTTCATTTGTTTATCTTCTTTCTTCAAGTATTTTTCATAAGCATTTTTCTGAGCATCATGATTACCCTTAACTCTGTCAATCTCCTTGTAGAGTCCATCAGTCTTGTCAGGCATGAAATATGGTCCTGTCTTTAACTTTGGTGTTTCAGGTTTCTTACCTGTAAATGGTTCTGGTGCTTTCTTGCCAATCTTCTTCCACCAAGGCTGTGACTTAAATTTTGCTATATCCCTATTACTATTGCTTACTGCATCTTCATAGTCCTTTGTGTCTTGATAGTATTTGTTAACAGCATCAACATCATTAATCCTGTCATTCAAGTCACTTAACCTCTTCTGATGGTCCTTATTACCTGTCAACTCATTGTGATAGCCTGTCATTGCATCAGTCAAGTTAGATACCCTGTCAATGGCTTTCATGTCCTTTCTTTTCATTTGTAAAGAAGGAGAACCAAAATCACTGTCATAAACACTTCCTCTGTTTCCATTAGATTCTGAATAGTGATGGAAATCTATAGGTCCATTTTCATCCTTTCCTTTTCTTGTTTGGACACCATAGACAGTAGTGTTTGGATTACCATGACGATGAAAAGACACATCTTTATTAAATTCATTTGACAGTGACTTGTTCAAACCTTTTCTGAACGTATCTTCTTGTCTTTCCCTTCTATTTTTCTGTGTATTTCTATGAACTTTCTCACCATTCAGATTAGTGGCTGTGGCATCATTGGAACTATCCAAATTGTCCCTATCAACTCCTGCCTTAACATATGCCCTTGCCATAGTCTCAGGACTGATTTCATTGATAGCCTCATTGACAATCTTCTTGACAATATTATTGATATTCTTCATGATTTATATTGTGTAATATTATATAATAAATATCAATTAGTTACCTTAATCTACCAAATACCCACATGTAAGGGTTGCCATTATTGTTATAGTTCTTCTGTATCACAGATGTTGATGTATAAAAAGGAAGGCATGTTGTCTTTGGTGCAACCGTTCCACCATTTGTAACCTCTGAAACCAATGGCTTTGCTCTGTATCCTCCCGTACACATATAAGAGTTCAGGATTGCAGCATCCCTTGACTTTGTTGCCTCAAGTTTCATGAATGAATACTTATAGACAAACAATGCCATTGCCATACAAGTGATGTTGTCATCATGATAACTGCCTGTCATATGGTCCATCTTACCATCCTCTCCTTTGAATATCCAAGTATCTAATTCATTACACAACCTCACAGACCTTATGGTAATGGAACCATCAGTAACCATGTTTGCAAAGTTTCTCAACAGTGGGAACCTATTACCTTGGAAATGGAATCCTGGCATTCTCTCAGCAAAGTTTTCATTGGACTTCATGGTCAGTTTCATATAGTCCTTGACAACCTTGTCATCATAATATAGGTTCTTATATCCATAGTAGTTCATAAGCCTCAACAGGCAGGCATCACCACTACCACCTGTTGCATCAACCACAACATGGGCATTATTAAACAATGTGGCATATCTGTATATTAAGTCTCCAAGTCTATCACCAAGAAGTCTGCCATTATATTCCATTACTTGAGTAAGACAAGGCATATTATGTTCATCCTTTTCATCAGCATCAATTACCTGAATTGAAGTACGGTCAGAAGAACACCCTAAAGAAGGGTCAACTGCTAGTATGTACCTATGTCCCTCTATTGGCTTTTCCCAAAACCATGTTTCATCTTCCAAAGGGTCTCCATAGTCACTCAAAGGGTCACATACATCTTGTAACCTTATTTTCTCTATAACTTCAGGAGGTACAACATTATCACTAGAACCTAAGAATGACACATCCAACTCCTGTGCAATCTTCATTGAATCGTTGTTGAATGAGGCACACATCTTCTCATACCAAGGGCTTGTAGGCTTCCAACCATGTCTTTCCAAGTCTCTCCATCTATCAGGTTCATAGTTTATCCTGCCCTTATCATCAATGGTCTCCTCCACAATCCATTCAACCTCACCTGTGGACTCATTCTTTCTGCTCCACTTGAGATGCCTGTTATACCTAGGGTCTTGATACCACTTAAACTCTACAACAGTATAGCCATTCCTCTTTTCCAAGGCTTGCTTATATGTTGTATAGTATAGTTGGTCCTTACCATTAGGGGTAGAAACCATGATAATCTTAGAGTTATGCACAGCAGAAGTTGCAGCAACGGCAGAAGCATAAGCAAGGGGTCCATCTTCCATAAATGCGGCTTCATCAAGGATGAGGATTGATACAGAAGAAATACCTCTGGCACTATTAGGTCCTGCTGCCCTTGCATAAACCTTACACCCATTTTCAAGTTCAAGAAATGCCTTAGAGTTTTTCTTGAATATACTCCTTTTGTTTTTCTCAGAATTAGGGTCAGGAGAATAGAAGTCATCTCCCCAATACCACCTTGGGACTTGTTCAAGAAAATCCCTAATCTTATATAGCAATTCTGATGCTTGGTCAAGTTTGTTTGCAATACAAAGGACAGTCTCAGGAGATTCAGGAGAAGCAAAGGTAATCTGACCTGTAATCCACCCACAACTTGTAGTACTTATTCCACACTGTCTATGTTTAACAGACACAACTCTTGGTTTACTACCCAAGGCTTCACAATATACCTTCTGTCTTGGGAAAAGTTCAAAAGGCATATTCTTTCCACAAGTACCATCAAAAGTGCTTAAATTATGTTCTATGAAATAGATACGGCTCTTATCTGTATATGCTTTAGTATATTCTTGAGCCATTTGCTTAGGGTCTAATAACATAAATGCAATATTTTATATATAAATATCACACTCATGTTACAAACACCAACTTTGAGCATTTACACCAATTTTTAGCCCTTACACTTGAACTTAATCATTAAAATTGATATTTCTTATCATGTAAGTGCTCTGAGTTGGTCCATGATTAATGGCACAAAAAAGCAGTGAACATTTCTGCCCACTGCCCTTTATTATAGTCCAAGTTTTCTTATTCGAAATAGACTTCCTTGTTAGTAGCAACAAGTGTGAAGTTAACGTACTCCAATGCCCTTACAGGCTTGAAATATATGACTGCATTAATCTCCAGCCTATCCCTTGCTTCCTCAGAAGTGTCAACATCCATCTTCCACTTCTCAATTGCCCTGTTGTCAATGAAGGTCTGCATTACACCATTTACGATTGAGGTGAAAGACTTGACAGTTGCATCATCATTTGGCTCAAAGACAAGACCAAGAGTTGCGGTGGCAAGAAGTTTACGCATGCGAATCATAGTCCTCATCACATCAATCCTGTTCTTCAAGTCATCCTCTTCCCTTAGAGTCTTCTGTCCCATTACAACCAAGCCCTCCTGAGAGAATGTCCTTACAGGATTAATCTGTGCCTCATACAGAGCATCAGCCTCACCATCCTTGAGGTTCTTCCTTGCCCTTATACCATTGACCCTACCTCTTGTAAGACCTGCAGGAGCCAAGTTCTGAGTAGTATTACGGTTATCACTCTCAGCCATGTTCCTTACAACATCCTTGGTAGGAGGAACAAACAGATATCTGCCATTATCCTCAATCTTAATCCATGGATAGTATGTTGCAACATAGTCACAGTGTAACTCTTGGTCAACAAAGTCAGATACAGCATAGTCAACAGGAAGAACATCTGACTCAAAGTCACTTGCGCCTGGTTCCTTGTCAGGAGTTGTTGCAACGTAGAAAATATCATTCCTATCCTCAAGTATCTCAAAGATGTCATTCATGAGCCTTGAGTTGTTAACTGTATCAATACCAGGGGTGGCAAGAAGGTTGATGTCAACCTCATTAGGGTTCTTCAACATTGACACACCTGCAAGGGTAGCATAGTAGTCACTTGTAATAGCACCACCATCAAGATTGTAGAGGTCACCACTGTTGAAAGTGTTGAAACTGTCAAATGCATAGCCAATACCATTGTTCTTGTTGATGTAGCCCTTGTATGCAGATGCAGTGAACTCATTGGTGTTAGTCCTGCTCTCTCTGTACACATCCCAACCATCATAGCCTCCGAAGAATGCAACAGTAAACTTCCTTGCCTTTACATCCTCATAGATAGAGCCATACATGTCATCCTCTCTTGCAATCACAGGAGCCTGATTTAACTTGTTGGTCCTTGCATTGATACTTACAGCATCAAATATATAGCCCTCCTCACCATCAACAGTGATTTTTGGGGCAGTAGAACTGTTTGTGTAAGACTTCTTGTCAATCCTGCAGTCAAGGTGGAAACCATGAGAAATGAACTCAGGTGACTCATAAGATGCCATCTTACCCTTATAGGTAAAGTAGTCACGGTCATATCCAACTCTGTCCGAGATACCCATGTACTGTTTCTTCAAGTTCACATCCTCATCATACATCTTATTGTATGTGATTGGAGCAAGTGTAACACCTGAATGGCTGTTATCACCAATTGTTGCACCACCATACTGTGGGATAGGATAGCCAAGGAAGCCTGCAGGAACAGAGTTCATGGAAGCCTCAGACTCAGCAACCTCAACAGTGATATACTTAGACTTGCTCTCATAGAGTCCATCAATAGTACCAATCATAGTACCAATGAACTTCTTGCCTGGAGCCATTGTACACTTAGCAAAACGCTCAAGCACAATAGGAGAGCCATCACTGTCATAAAAGTCCCTTACAACAACATCAAACTGACCACTATCAGGACGAATGTTCTCAATAGAAATCTTAACCTCATCAACAGAGTCATTACCATCAGAGATTGTATGGAAACGGAACAACTTGTTAAGTTCTATGTTATTGGCATCACCCTTTGCATTTGATACAATCCAAGGAGTAGAAGAATACCTGAAACCACTCTTGTAGTCATTGAGGTCACAAGAAATTCTGTCAACCTTATTAGAGGCATTCATCTTGTAATAAAGACCATCCTCATAGTTGTAGACAATGGTAGCAAACTTGTTGCTGTAACTATTATTTGTCTTGATAATCTTATCAACACCCCTTACATATTGCTCATAAGTGGTAGCACTTGGAGCAATTTCACCATCAGTAACAGTCTCATCAAGAGCCTTTGCTACATCATATCTGTTGTAACACCTATAAACATAGTGCTTGATACCCAAGTTGTCCTTGATTAGAGCAACTGTGTAAATCTTACCCTCCTCAAATCCTGATAACTGCTTATAAGCATCAAGACCATCAAAGTTGGCTTTTTGTATATAACTGTTTAGTCCACTTTCGTTTCTGTATATTGAAACTTGGGATAGACTATATATAGATGTATTTTTATAATACCCCCAAAAATCAGCATCACTAAAAGAGGAACCACTATAAATTGCTACAACTTCATTGGCAAAAATACCACTTCCATCAGTTCCGTCTTGATACTTTATATTAACTGTACCATCATCAAGTATCAGAACTTTTTTAAGTTGTGTATCAGTGGTTACCTTCTTTCCGTTGTTCTCAGTATAGTTGAACTCATAGGCAGTGATACCACTCTCAGGTGAGCCATAGTCAGTAGAGTAGAGGAATCTCTTGCCAAGGTCTTTCTTGTTGAGTTCTGAGTCATACTTGGTAAGGAAGCCATACACTGGGTCAAGTCCACTATAGTCGCCCGTTGAATATGGACCATAGAACTCCAACTCTTTGTCAATCTTGTTATATCCCTCACCCATTACAAGGTTCTCCCAAGCCACATCATACAATGTCTCAACATAGAGAGGATATGCACCATCATCAGGAGTTGTGCCAAGTACATTCTCAATGTAGTCATTATCACCCTTGTTAAGTGACACAGGAATGTTCACAATGGTATAGCCTGAAGCCTCATTAGATGTAACTGCAACACCTGTAGTACCTGAAGTAGGGCCTACAATGCACTGGATTGTGAAACGTCCAAGGTCTCCACTTGATGCTGCAAAGCCTGCCTTAGAGCCAGTACTAAGACTATAGTCACTGCAACTATTGCCTTGGTTGTTGATTGACTGATAGTTGGTCAGGGTTACAGCACTTGAGTTAAATACCTTTGGTTCACCACATGAATTAAGTTGATTTGTCTCACCTACGTCATAGGTCAGACTGT